GCTATACTTAACGGGGTCCGAATTGATGTTATTGATTCTGGGTCAGGGATTTCAGAAGACCAGCTCAAAAAAGTTTTTGATCCGTTTTTTACAACCAATGATCCGGCTTCCACTCACCTTGGATTAGGGTTGTCTTTTGTTTACCGAGTTTTCACTTCTAATAATGGGAATATCTCTATTGTGTCTGAACCCAAAAAAGGAACGACCGTCAGTTGTTTTCTACCGCTAGCCTAACCCGAATTACCAAACCAACTCCCTCATCTTAAACTACCATGCATGCCACACCACCTACCCCCAAACGCCACAACCCTAGAAAAAAATCTGTCCCTAACCCTAGCCAAAACAACGGCCCTACCCCTAAACATCAACACCCTAACCAACCCCAAAACCTGCCCAGTCCATCTACTCCCTTGGCTAGCATGGACCCTATCAATTGAAACTTGGCACCAGGACTGGTCTGAAACTCAAAAACGAGACGTCCTCGCGTCTGCAATTGCCACCCATCAAAAAAAAGGAACAAAAGCCGGTGTCCTTAACGCTTTAGCAACTCTCGGCTACTCAGCCAAAATCTCTGAATGGTTTGAAACGGGTGGCGACCCGTTTACCTTCTCTATCGATGTCGATATCACCAACACCCCACTAGATGAATCCAAATCAAATCAAATTTATGAGATCATTGACGCCACTAAAAATAGTCGCAGCCACTACACGGCGAAGGTTAATCTTTTGTCTCAGGTTTCAACTGCGCTTAAGCTCACCGCTCAAACCGGCGAAACTTTGACTATTTACCCCTATACGCCCGCTAATATCATTGTTGGATCCCCACTCTATTTCGCCGCCGCCACCCTCACTTATGACACCCTAAAAATAAACCCAAAGGAGACCTAACATGTCACAATATTTCACCATTCTAACCGAAATCGGGCAGGCGAAGCTTGCCAATGCATTAGCCTTAAACACGCCCATAGCCCTAACTGAAATGGCTGTCGGGGACGGACAACTTGATCCGGTTGTTTCTCAAACAACGCTGCAAAACGAAACGTATCGTAACCAGCTCAATCAATTGGTTACGGACCCAGATAATCCTAATTATTTGGTCTCTGAACTTGTTATTCCCAGCAACGTCGGCGGCTTCACTGTTCGAGAGGCCGGACTATTTGATGCCGACTCTAACTTAATTGCCATTGCCAAACTACCCGAAGCCTACAAACCCGAACTCACTGAAGGGGCTGGCAAAGAATTGGTTGTTAAACTCGTTATCGAAGTTGCCAATACGGACTCCGTTGAACTTAAAATTGATCCGACCGTTGTTTTAGCTAATCGTGAATGGGTAGATGGTAACTATTCGTTTGCTAACCAAGTGCCTGGGGGGAATTCTGGTCAGGTTTTGATGAAGGCCTCTGATACTAGTGGTGATGTGAACTGGGAGACGCTTCAATCAGCAATTGATCAATTGGTTGCTTCTGGGGTTATTATTGCTGAGAATGGCAAATTAGAAATCAGTAAAAATGTCCCAGGGTCTTTGGGCCCCGTATTAAAGTTAACCAACGATAGTGGAAATGCAAGCAGTCATGCACAAGTTCAGTTTCAAGCCTCTGACGGATCTGTTTTATCCTACATTAGGGGTGGTCGAGACGGATCTCAAGGAAGTATGGTTGCCATTGGCACTAACTTCTTTGGATCAAGTCCCGTAGATAGGGTTCAAGTTTCTGAAAGAGGCAATGTCAATATCGGGGGTAATTCGAATACCCGGCTTTATGTTGAAAGTGATGATACAAGTGTCGCTATCGGTAAGTTTATGGCTAGCAATAGCAACTACGCCTCTAGGGTCATTGAAAGCCGATCAAATAGAACGCAGTCATCGTCCTATCAGTTTTATACGTCAATTAGTGGCGGTGGTGATGTTGAGCATAACTTAAGAGGCGATGGGCAAGCTTACGCCGATGGGTCATGGAATTCAGGGGGCGCAGACTACGCTGAATATTTTGAAGCACTAGATGGGAAATCAATTGATTATGGTCAAACAGTTGTTTTAGAAAACGGAAAGGTTAGGGTTGCGTTAAAAGGTGAAGCGCCTTTTGGTGTCATTAGACCGGCCTCAGCGCCCAGCGTGATCGGGAATAATAAGTGGAGTTATTGGAAGGGGAAATACTTAATGACCCCATTTGAAGAATCATTATGCCAACCGGTCAAATATGTTAAATGGATGGTTGATCAAACCGAAGATATCCAAGTCCCCAAAAAAGAAACCTTGTACAAAGTTGATGACTTAAAAGACCTTGAGATTACACCACCTGATAGCGCTGAATACTTTGAGGAGTTAGAACCCATCCTTAACCCTGAATATGATTCCAATTCAAAGCAATCAACAGATTAATTCTAATTGGATTAAAATGAAAGATATTACAGATGAGGTCTCGTTGTATTTGGTTAGATGAATTTTGCTAAGATTAAGGAGCTTAAGTCTGAACTTCTTTCCCAAAAAAATCTCTAGCACCAGCCCAATCCTCACTGTAATAAATACCTGGATTCGATGGCAACAATGGATCTCCTCGATACCCCCGCTCATATTTGGGCAGAGATGTAATCCCTAATCGTTTCACAGCTTCTTTTGCTTCGGCTAAGGTCTTATATTTCGGAATTCGTTTTCGTTCTTTTTTCTCCATAGTCACTTCATTATACTGCCAACAACCTTAACCGAAAACCCACTAGACGATAACGAATACTCAACTTTCTCAACCAACCACGCCCCATCCACCATATGACGAAAATCACCCAATTCAATCCGCCCCTCAGCCATCAAATCAACTCGCCCTGGCATCAATAAATCAAGCTTCGTCTTTCCCCGCTGATACTCCGCATATTTGGCCTTAGCTCTAGCCAATGCCGTTGCTTCATCCTTAAATGCAAACACATATCGTTTAACCGGTTCACCTTTACCAACAATCACTTCCTTAGCCTCTCCAAATTCAATGTCATGATAACTGGCCACAACACTCTGATAATCCGATCGATCTGAAATCGTCACTCGGTATTGGGTAACCTCTTCCGGCTTCAATTTAATGACCGGTATTAGATTTCCACTCATCGTCTTAAACTCCGCCCGTTTCAAAACCATCAAAACTCCATTGGTCGGCTTCACCTTTGCATCATACTGTCTGGCCAACATTTTTAAGAAAACCAAATCAGATTGATTCGTTTGATCCAAATGGGGTAGACCAACATTTTTTAGACTTTCTGAGACATGGGATTTTAAATTATGTTCTTTAGCAATCGTCTTTACAAGATTCCCCAAATTAATGCCGTCCCAGGACCGATTCTTTTGACTCTTTAAGCTCTTATACTGCATCGAATCCCTAAACGGCGTTGCACGGGTCGTGATGACTATCTTTTGCGGCGGGCTGGTTAATTCCACCTCATCGACGATAAAAGACCCCATCTTCTTGAGGTTTTTGTCATATCCTAAGTGACACTCAAGTTCGATTCCTGTTCTGGGGATCTCCATTTCTGGATCATCATTTAATTCTAGTATTAAGGTGTCGGACTGATCGCCGGCGTGGTCCGTTAATCTCAAACTAATCAATCGCTCTTTGATGGACTCTGTAATTTCTTTGTTGTCGGCAAGAATCTTAAAGTTTGGTTTCAATCCCATAAGCTGACTATTTTCTTGGCGTTCTTGATAAGGTTGATAACCGTGTACCCGGTATCCAAAAGGTTGCCTTTGTGTCGGATCAACTCAATGTTGAACGTGATCTTCTTTGGTGTGCTGTACCGGGTGAAGTCTTGCTTGGTCTCGTTGATGGTTTTGATTACCCATAACCCATAGATTCGGCCCATACCATCCACTAACAATTGGGACTTGGCTAGCTTTGCTAGTTCCCGTAATTGATCGATCTGATTTGGGCCGCCTTTGTATTCGGGGTAGATGGTACCACTCAATCTGATTGTGGGTAAATCTCTTCCCGTGTATTGCAACTTATCATCACTTTTAAGGCATTTGTTGGTTTCCCATCTAAATGTGTCGGTTCTGGTTAGTTCCTGAAAACTAGCGGTATTAATGCTGAACATAAATGGCCCTAACATCATCATCAATTTAGTCATCGTAAAATCGACCGCGTTGATCTCGTTCTTGTTGTCGGCGGGTTTCTTCAATCACTTGTTGTGCGATCTGTCTCGCATCCTGGCCCTGGTGCGTATTAATCGTGATTTGGTTTGTAATTGATTGGTTGTGAGTTACTTGCCTCTTCTGAATAACCTGATTAATTTTCTGAGTAGCGTGTTGCGCTTTTTGTAGATGGTTGGCTTTTTTTCTTTGTTTAGCGGGCCCATATAGAGTTTTGAAAATAGACTTGGTTTTTGATCCATTCTTTAATTTTAACTCTTTTTGGGTCTCTTTTGTATCAGTAAAAAATCTTAACTTAAATTTCTTGCCCAGTTTCCCGACCACTTTATCAACAACGGCAACGACTTTTTTAGCCTTGTTCAAAAACTGGTCAAAGATGGTTGAAAATAGTTTCTTGATCTTATCCCAATTCTTGTAGAGTGCTACGCCCCCAACGATGAGTGCCCCGAGTACTAATGATGCCCCTAATGCGTGAATCTTAAACATTTTGAGTGCGAATGTTAGGGCGTTGAATAGTATTGGTAACGGTTTTAGGACT